TTTTGATATACTGCTACATTTAATAAGTCTAGTTTAAAGTATCCTCTATCTTCTGCTGTCTTATAATCTATTGTGCTTATACCTGTAGTTGGGTCCACAGGAATCTTTGTATAGTAAACTCCTGTATTATGCTTTTTAGTGACACCATGCTCAGTCATAGACGCCGCTACACCGGGCATTGTTTGTAATGCACGTTCTCTGTCTGCAAAATCTATATCTATATCAGGCAACTTGCTCATAATTTTGCTTCTTTCAGTGCCTCTTTAACTATTGCACTTTCCACATGATACTTAACAAAATGTTTTCTCCAGAAGTCAGGATCTATATAAGGATATACAATTTGTAATTGTTCAGGATTCATTTTTCCTAAAAAGTTTACACCTGTTTCACAATTAAATATTACCCAACTACTAACTCTGCCATTTACAATATGACTACAAATTTGATTTGGATTAGCCGCAAAAAAGTAAGTATGTAAATGCACACCATTCTGATCTGCCCAATTTTCCATTGTCTTTAAACTTCTAGCAATAGCATCTTGCCAAGTTTCTGTTTTTAAATGTTCTTCTAAATAATTTTGATAGTTTTCATCTCTACAATATCTATCTAATTTTACGTTTTTCTTTAAAACATGATTGATAAATGCAGAAGGATTAATTGCTTTTATTTCTATAATATGTTTACCAAATTTTACAAATGCATTATAATATTGACTGTTTACAAAATCACCATATGTTTTCTTTGTACCACTTCCTTGTGTAGTTTCATAAAAACGTAAGTATGCCTGGAGACCCATTTGTACTCCTTTATCTTTTTCTTGTTGCCATCTACGTTTTTGTTCACACACATGATTAGATAAAGTTTTTTCTCTACTAAAACCTCTACTACAATATTTACATACAAAAGGTTTATCTCCTGGTTTGTATGCTTGTCTTGTTTCTTTTGCTATAGCCATAAGTGCGTTCATACCAATTCTACATTCTTTTCATGATACTGTTTTATACTATCATTCCATTCTGTAAATACTGTTCTTTCCTTAAAGATATCATTATAATTAAACTTTTGTAAATTGTCAATCTTTGCAGACATTTTATTAACATTATTTAAGTATCTTTGCATTGAAGATTCTCTTATCTTCATTTTTACGTTTTGTTTTAGATTTGCTAATTTTACTAGATATCCCCAAGTATCTAAATCATCTGGCATTATTGCCCATGCTTTATAACAATCAAATTTATAGTTATCCACATAATAATCATTTACATTATGAGCACAGATTACATTTTTTTCATATAATACATCTTTGTCTGCTAGGGTGTCTAATTGTGCAACACTTGGAAAAGGTTGTGCATCAAATATATTTGTAGGCGTATTATTAACTGGTATCTTGTCTATGCTATTCCAAGTATATAAAGAAAGTATAAAATTGCCACCTGCACCGGGAGGCCACATTAAGAATAAATCACAAGTTATAAGATTCATATTAGTTCCTTAATTTGTTTATCTTCATATCCTAAATTTTTTAAATATTGTTTTATATCTGCTTTTGTATTAACTGTAGCCATAAGTTCAAGTTCATCTTGTTTTGCAAAAGGATATAATGTTTTTAAACATTTCAAAACTTTATTGTTTACTGAATCTTTTTTCTTATGAGGTATCCATTCATGAAATGCCGTGCCCATACCAGGACTAGCAGTTGTTAATAACAGCCATTGTAATTTTGGATGTTTTGCTAAATCAAAAAAGTTTGTGTTTACTCTTTTGTTAGTTGCAATAAGCCACCACTCTTGTAGTGCTGACTTACCTTTAATACTACTTGCATACCTATTCATTAAGAATGCACTAAAAGCCTTTTTTTCTTCATCTGATAAAGAATCATAAAAACCTTTTTGTTTACGGTCCATTGCACCAAGTACTCTGTTCAACGGTAATTTACCAGCCATTAAAAATACTCCGCAAATGTAATTTCAAATAGTCTAGCGTCATCAATACTTTCAAATTTCATATTATATAATCTATCATCTTGCTCATTCCAATTTATTTTTATTGTAACACCATTATCAACCATTTGTCTATCATTAATAAATGTAACAACATTTTCTATTAAAGGACGTTGAACTTCAAACCAATCCTCACTATCCGTAACATTTAACTTAACACTAAAGTTATAATTGTCTTTTTTTGCTATTAGATTACCATATTTTAGTGACATCTACTATTTCCGAAGTTCTACTTATATCTTCAACAAAATATGCACAAGGTGGATTTTCTCCTTCACATAAAGGAACTGCCAACAAGTGTCCAGGTTTGAGTTTTGGAAAAAACCATTTCACTTCTTGATATACATCTACTATTTCTACAGGATAAAATTCTGGTCTAAATTGTCCACGTGGATTAAACGTAAATGCATTAAATCCTCTATCATTTAAACTTGTAAGTGGGACAACTTCTAAGTCTCCCACTTCAGATTCTCCTATTAGCATCTGCCAATCTCTAGGCATTCTGATAGTATGCTTTCCTATCTTTAATACTAATGCGGGTGCATTGAAACTTTGAAGAAAAATTAAAGGTATGAAGAAGTAGTCAGGTTCTTTTGGATTGCTATTGTCTAAAACTGCAAATCTTAAATCCTCTACTTCTTCAGGCAAGTCATTCATTACAAAAGTTTTATTCTCTAATGTAAGAATCTGCATCTAGTATACCTCTTTGATTTTATCTGCGATACCATGTTTAACTGCTTCTTTGGCACTCAACCATACATCTTCAGCAGGTAATAGTATTTCTCTAATTTTCTTTTCTGTCATTCCTGTACATTTTTTATAATGTGCAATCATTCTAGCAGTTGATAGTTCAAACTCTTTTACTCTAGCAAAAAGTTCGTGTTCTTTACCACTACTTCCCCAACTGTATTGATGTGATAGAATACTTGTATTAGGTGTTAAGATACGTTTACCTTTAGCACCACTCATAAATGTTAGTATACCACAACTTGCAATAAGTCCTAGTCCTACAGTTTTAATTGGTATACCACTACCTTTCATTGTATCAATAAGAGCAAATGCGGCATGAACACTTCCTCCTGGACTATTAATAATCAATGTAAGTTCTTTTGGTCTTTCACTATTAGGCGAAAGATTCTTTTCGATAATCCATTGTACAACTGGTTTAGTTGCTTCATATGTAAAAGCATCTGCAAAATAATATACACCTGCCTCCCACATCATCATACCTGGTTGTTTAGGAGCCGGCGGTGCCGATGGTCCTTTTGCTTCTTGTTTGGGCATTTTTGTTTCTCCGTGTATTAGTTCCATTGTGTTTTCTCCACTACAAAGGGATATTTGGCTTCTTTGTAGAAATTTTTTCTTTTGGTTAAGTGTCTTTTGGCATATTTACAAGTGCTTGTTATATCCCATATTTTAACAAAATCTTTATCTTGTGCTTTACGAATACCTCTGCCAATGCTTTGTATAACTCTTACAAAACTTTTTCCCGGCTCTATTAGTACTAGATTAAAGATTCTGGGTATGTTAATACCTACTGCCGCAACACCATATGTTGCCACAATAATTTTGTCATTTACGTCTGCTATTTCATCATAATGTTCTTTTCTGTCCACTGCTTTAGTGGCACCACTAATGAATACTGCTTTGTCTCCTAAACGTTTTACTAATTCTTTTCCCGACTCTACTCTATCAACAAGTACTAAACTATTACCATCTGCACCAATTTTTCCAATTAATTTAGACAAATAATCTAGTCTATTTGTGTCAGTTAACAAATATTTTAATTCACTTTGATAATTTCCGTAGTCTCCATGGTCTACCAGTTGCACAACATTAACTTCACAATTAGCAAGTACTCCTGCTTCTTGTAATTCACTTGCACTCTTCTTACCTACAACTTCTCCTAAACTTACCAAAAGACTCATAAATTCATAATCTTCTTTTGGAATGGTTCCTGTTAATCCCCATCTTATAGGTATTGTTGCCATTGGTCCTGTTAATAATGTTTTTAATGCATCGGCTTTTGCCATGTGTACTTCATCTACAATAACACAATTTACACCTTCTATAAATTCACCTATTGTTATTGGTGCTACTTTATTCTTTGTATTCTTAAGTAATATATTTAAACTTTGCCAAGTACAGATTGTATGTGTATGACCAAATTCTTTTCTATCACCAAAAAATACTCCAACATCTAATCCTAAATTCACATAATCTTCTTCTGTTTGTGTAACCAAAGATTTGTTAGGAACAATAATAATACTTCTGCCATATGGTTCTGTAATACTACTCAGTGCCGCAGTTACTAATGTCTTACCTGCACCTGTGGCAATTTCTTGCATACTTTGAGGATTAGTTAAAAAATTATTTACAATCTCAACTTGATAATCTCTTAAAATAATTTTCTCGCCTGCAACAGGATGTCCTTTGGGCCATGTTTTATTTGCAAACGTGTCTGCACTTACTTCGTCAAATTCAAATTTAGTTTTATATTCTCGTTGATCATCTAAGTCAATTTGATATTTCATTTCTTCTAATACAGGAAGAATCTGTGGCAGTAAATTAATATATGTACTACCTCCTAATTGAAAGTAACTAACTTTGCCGTCCCATCTACCTAACCTTACTGCTGGAAGATATCGTGCATAGGGAACTTCATATTTAAACATATTAAGTAGACGCCTTCTTGCATCTAATTCAAGTCCTTTTATAGATACATTAACTTCGTCTTTTATTAATAATTTTGCTTGTGGCACTCATTTTTCCTTACATTGTATAACGACAAATCCAAGCATCCACGTGAAAAGTAACTCCAGTTTGTCCAGAAATTATATTAAATCCGTATTGTCTGTATTTGCTTATAGTATTTGTACTAATAACAAAATCCGGCTTCCAGTCATGTTTTACTCTCGGATTTAGATATCTTTGCACACTATCTATTATAGCGAATTTAG